GGCGTTTGATGTTGGTAACCTGCCGCGACTATTTCCTCAGTCGGAGAGTTGGCTATGGAACCCGCATCAGCCTCCCTTCATGGGACGTCTGACACGAGGGGTCGTCTTGATTGGCGACGCCCCTTGCGTTCGCACACCTTCCATTCCGCGGATTTCACCGCCGACAATTGCCGGTACTTTAACCTCGGGTTGGCTTTCGCCAACAGAACGCGACGGAAACATGTCCTCAAGGTTTTTAGCCTGACTAAACATGCTCTCCAATCTCTCAACCTGGCTCGCCTGCACGATTCCTCCTCTGAACAGGTGTGTTAGTGCCTGTTCACGGCTTGGCTGTTTCAAGATTCCGCCCTGTTTTACCAAATAATTGGCGAAACTACCGGCCTCTCCCTCAACGCCACCCGTCAACTCAAGGACTCGTCGGGCCCATACACCCAAAATCGGTGTTTCACGATCAGAGTGATAAAATCCAAGTGCTTTCCCTCGCAACACTTCTGCAAGAGAAACCTCGTTCCCAGCTGTGGTCAGATGGACCTTTGTCAGCTGCCTAGGAATATCCGCGGTGGATGTAGCTTGTCCTTCCCACAAGTTGTGCCAAAATCTGCCAAGAAATGGTACAACTGCACCCCGCAGGATGAGTTCCGCCTTAACGACGAAACCGAGATCGCGAGCCACTTGCTCAAATGACTCAGCAGGCATATCAAACGAGAGTCCATCATCACCCCCGTAAATGCCCAAGCTACTCCATGCCTCAGTAGGCGTTTTCCCTGACTCGCGGTACGCACAGTAGTTGAAGAAAGCGTTGTCGGTAGAATTAAAACCCGACGTTTCAGGGGATCCAGACAATCTATTAAAGCCTGGAGGATATGAAATCGTGCTGCCGTTTACAACACCAGTTAGTTTGAACTGTTTCGCGTGTAACCCGGCCATGATATGAGCATCCTTTTTCCTGAAAAACCGCCTGATGATCTTCGTCTCGAGTGATCTTATGAACTCAGAGATATATCCATCAAACTTACTGAAATCGGTAGCCAAAACGTTGGTTTTGCCAGTTGCAATCTTGCCAAGCATTTGTTCTAATGTGCTTGGACTATGCCCGAATGCGTACCAGCTGACGTTATGCAGGATTTCGTCACTGAAGCAATACATACCAGCAGAATAATCCGTTTTTAAAGTTGGCTGAAGAGTTGAAATCATTCGTGGGGCTGTAATGTTAGGATAAGCTTCTCGTTTGATAAAAGCTTTGTTAACGTTGGATTCACAACCTCGCCAATCCATCGCACGTTGAAAGAGTGTGCGTTGGCTCGGTCGTTCCAAACGGGCAAGAACATCTTCCTCGCCTAACATTATTCCCTTCCCAACTTTGTCCTTGGGTATCAAGAACTCGACGAATTCATCCTGATAGGTGTTGTATCTGGTTGGTGGTACCACAGAGTTCTTACACCGTGTAATGCGATGTTCAATCGCTGAGTCAACAGATGGGTCTCCTTTGGTTGGACAAAGAGAACCAGGGAAAGGTGGTTCTTTCCCATCAGGTGTGATATCACGCATGGTTGGCTGATACTCATCCGCAAGTGGTCGATAACGTTTGTTGATTGGTGTATAAGACCACTGCTTCTTGCCGACAGTTACCAGATTCTTCGGACCAGTTGAAGTGCTTGTTTTGCAATATTCATACACTATTGTAGCTGCAGTTTTAACATTTTGGTTTGAATCGGCCCAAGTTTTAAATCTTGTGTCGCTCATGCACTGCTCCAAATAGTGTTCAACTTGTCCCAAAGTGTAATCTTTGGCAAATGACGAACGTGTGAGTATTGAATCCAACACCTCGGTGGGTAAGAAAACATCATGATAAACGCCTGGTTTACCCAATGATGTGTACCTGACCCCGCGGTGTGACCCATCTACCATTTGACTGTCCATGCGAGTCCATTCTCCCTGATTGACCTCGATACGTTTAAGTTCGGGTCCATCTATCAAATCAACGGCCTTACCGGTGATCTTCCTCCGTGGAAAGAAGCCAATGATACGATACTCTGGGTAATCTGGATGTATAATCATCTCAACTAAGTATTCCCACGCGACCCTAGGACGGCGCATAAGCCAATCCCAAATCGTGCGATGTTTCCTTACGATGAAATGATCACTATTCATATCCCACAGAGCATGTTTGTAGTGAGCATTACCACTGACTTCCTCGACAAGATGTCCGCCCTTATCGAACGTGTAACAAGCGTCAGCGACACCACCAGCTACGCGAAATGGGACTATTTCATACAATAGTACCTCATTTCCTACCAAATAGTCTGGTAGGTCAGCGTAATATCCGGTGTCCGACATTTTGATTACATGGTCCGGCAAGAGCTTATCATCTCGGTAACCATAGCTCAAGTCTTTTCCAGTGTAGAAATAACGATTTCCCGCCATGCCTTTACGCTCATCGGCTGTCGACATAGATACCGAGTACATCGGTCTTGCCGTTCCACGCACGTAGTCATCTATGGCGTTGTTCATACTTGTTCGTATGGCAGCGGCCGTAGGATGGCTATGATGTTTCTTGTTGTCGTAGAGCTGGTCTATTTTGATCCCGCGAAAATCGTCACGATAATCATCTGCAAGCATTTCAGAATTCCTGTGTATATATAAGCTGCGTTCTTTTGGAAATTGCAGGAGATAATTTTCATATTCTCCGACAACGCGCATACATATATAGGCTGACGTTGCAGTGATCGTGAGAGTGCGTAAACAGTATCCTTTACTGCCAAAGACCAAAAGGCCAATTGCTCCTCCAACAACGAGCACATCACTGAGTGTCGTAATAGCATTAGCTAACGAAGTTTCAACAATCTTAGATAGACTCAT